TTTCGTTCGGTAATTGCCCGTCGGGATGACGCGCGTTCCCCAGCCTGAAAGATGGCACGAGAAGGAGATTTAGCACATGGACAATCCGAGCCCGGAATCCAGCATGTCGACCGAACAAGCGGTTGACGCATTCACAAACCTGTTTGGTGGCGCCGCTGCCGAGCCTCCGAAACCCGAAGCCGAAGCCAAGAGCGACGACGACCGTGCCGCAGAACTGCTGGCACAAGAGGGTAACGACGAGCAGCAGGAAGTAGAGCCAGAGGCGCAGGCAGAAGAGCCGCGCTTCAAGGTCAAGATCGATGGCAAGGAAGTCGAGGTTGCCGCATCCGAACTGACCCAGGGCTATCAACGCCAACAGGACTACACGAAGAAGACGATGGAAGCAGCTGAGGCCCGCAAGGCGGCTGAAGCTGAGATCCAGGCGGCACGTACAGAGCGTGAACAGTATTCGCAGCGTCTCAACAGCATGGCCCAGCAACTGCAAGGTGCCCTGCAAGAAGCGCAGAACATCGATTGGCAACAACTGCTGGAGACCGACCCGGTTGAATACCTGAAGCAGCAGCACCTTTTCACACAAAGGCAAGCAGCGCTGCAACAGGTTCAAGCCGAGCAAAAGGACTCCGAGCAGAAGCAACAGGCCGAACAAGCCAAAGCCCGAGAGGAATTCCTCCGTCAGCAGCACCAAGCCTTGCTTGACAAGCTGCCCGAGTGGAAAGACGAAGGGAAGGCGCAGGCCGAGAAAGCGGCTCTCGTTAAAAACCTGCAGGACCGAGGTTTCACTAGCGATGAGATTTCGACCCTCGCAGATCATCGTTTGGTGATCCTGGCTCGCGATGCAGCAAGGTATCAAGAGCTGATGGCGAAGGCGAAGACGGCTGCGCAGAAAGTGGCGCAGACCCCGCTGAAAGTCGAACGCCCGGGCGTAACCAACGCCGGCAATCCTGACAAACGCACTTCTGTCGTACAGCAGTTGAAGAAGTCAGGCGGGTCGGATGCGGCAGCTACCGCAGCGTTCGCGGCATTCCTTTAATCCTTACGGCGCGTCGGGATGACGCCCCAATCCTTCAGGGAGCAACAACATGGCTGCACCAACTAATACCGTCCTGACCACTGGCGTGGTCGGCAATCGTGAGGACCTGTCCGACATCATCGGCATGATCGCCCCGACCGCTACTCCGTTCATGTCCATGATGGGCAAGACGAAAGCGACGAACACTCTGCACGAGTGGCAGACCCAAGACCTGGCCGCTGCTGCATCGAACGCCGCGGCTGAAGGTGACGACGCAACGGCAGCAGCAATCACGCCAACCGTCCGCCTGAACAACAACACGCAGATTTCGACGAAGACCGTAATCGTGTCGGGTTCGCAGCAAGCGATGAACCCGGCAGGTCGTGGTAACGAACTGGCCTACCAGATGACGCTGAAGTCGAAAGAACTGAAGCGCGACATGGAGTACGGCCTGCTGCAAAACGCCGTCAAGGCCACGTCGCCGCGTCAGACCCGTGGTGCCATCGGCTGGATCGTCGACAACGTGGATGCAGGCACTGGCTACGTCGCCGCAAGCTACACCGGCAACACCGCGCAGACCGACGGCACGCAAGCAGCGTTCACCGAGGCTCGCCTCAAGAACGTCCTGCAGAAGATCTTCACCGCTGGTGGCGATCCGGACATGATCTTCATGGGCCCGTCTGCCAAGCAGACGTTCTCCACCTTCACCGGTAACTCGACCCGTTTCGACAAGGGCGAGGACAAGACCGTCACCGCGTCGGTGGACGTCTACATCTCGGACTTCGGCGAACTGAAGGCTGTCCCGTCGCGCTTCCAGCGTGCTCGTGACGTGTTCGTCGTCCAGTCTGACAAATGGGCTCTGGCCATGCTGCGTCCGTTCCAGACCGTGGAACTGGCAAAGACTGGTGACGCCGACAAGCGCGAAATCATCGTCGAGTACGCGCTGGAGTGCCGCACGCCCAAAGCTAACGGTGCCGTGTACGACATTCTGTAATCCCTGTGATGTGACACCGGCCCCGCTTCGGCGGGGTATCTTCTAAGGAGCATCGCATGGACGATTTCATTACCGTTCTCTCTGCCGGCGCGTCTATCACGACATCCGGCACTTCTTCGCGCGTCGCAATCCCTACTGCACTCAGTGGCGAGATTCCGCGCTATATCCGCGTCGCTGGCACGAATGCTGGCTATGTACGCATCGGAACGTCGACTGTCGTAGCGACCGCCTCCGACACGCTCGTACAGCCTGCCGACGCCGTTGTACTTCACGTCCCGCAAGGCGTCACGCACATCGCGGCAATCCAGGACTCCGCAGCCGGCAAAGTCAACATCGTACCGCTGGAGAACCTGTGATCGACCAATACGACGACCTGCAGACGAACGTCGTCGAGGCCGACGGCAAAACGCACATCGAGCGGGTACAGGACTGCACGCCGATTGCCGAACTGTGCAAGCGCGATCACGTCGAGGGCAATCACGGCTCCAGCGACATGAAGCTGGCCGCGCGCATTCCTAACGTGATCGTAGAGAAGTACTGCAACGACAACAAGATCAGCTTCCGCGAGTTCATGGGCAACCGTGAGCATGTGCGCCGGGTGCTGAACGATCCGAGCCTGTCGCACTTCCGTGTGTGGCCTGGCCGCGTCTGAAAGGTGACGCATGCAAAAGTACATTGATGCCGCCTTCTCGTCGCGGCCAGTAATGCCCCTCAAGGGCGCAGAGGTCACTGTCACGACCTCTAATGGCGACCTTGCTACGCTGTATTCGGATAACGCCGGCACGCTGATGGGTAATCCCATCTACACCGACGACGGTGGCAACTACTCGTTCTACGCTGCCGATGGTCGATACACCATCACTATCAAAAAGACGGGCTTCCAGACGCAGGTTCTGGCTGACGTGCTGCTTGAAGACCCATCCGACCAAGTTGCCGATCTGGCGGCGCTCCAACTTGCAGATTATGCCTCATTGCGCCAATACACTGGGCCGCGCAAGTCCGTCTATGTGACCGGCTACCTTGGGACTGCTGCCCCATCTGGCATTGCGGGTATGTTCGTGCGTGATGACCACGATACTAGCACTGCCGACGATGGAGGTGTTGTCATTGTCAGTAGCAATGGCGTTCGCTGGAAGCGCGCATATAACGGCGAGGCGTTACCGGAATGGTTCGGGGCAAAAGGCTTCGGAGTGGACGATACCCTTGCAGTGCAAGCTGCGATGAACACGGGTAAGTACAAGTTGTCCATGCAGTACTCCATCTTTGCTAAATTGACTGCCCCGGCTAATTCGCGTGGCATCGGTCCCGGCATTTTGTCGAAGATCGGTAACTTCGACATGATTGAGCTTGGGAGCGGCGCACAGATCCGCGATATAGCCCTGAATGGTAATGGTAGTACTCGCACCGGACGCGGCATTGTAATCACTGGCGGAACCGATCAGCGGATTATCAACTGCGACATCCTTGGTATGGATGGTTACTGTGTTGAATACACGGCATCGCAAGCAGGCCTGCGTAGCACTATCTCGGGCGGTACTTATTACAGGAACGATCTGACTGCGGCAGCAGTAAAGTATCCAGACTCAGAAACAAACGGTGATCGTCGGCTGGTGAATGTCGATTGCCTCGGTGGAGTGCTGGCCGACTTGGCCGGCTCATCTACGACGATCATCTCCAACTGCGACACTACTGGGCTGTTATTCAACGCCAACACCAAGAAGGCTATTGTCACCGGCAACCGCATGGCGATTCTTGGCGGAACAATGACCGTTCTAGGTGTTGATAGCGTTATAGAGGGAAACTGCATTGCGGGTAACGTGACGGTAGGCTCCGGATCACAGAACAACACAATTGGCCGGAACTCATACGCAAACGGATTCTCGGTGCTCGATCAGAGCGGCAACTCAACCAACTATGTCGATACGCTGGGGGACACATTCACGCCGCAATGGCTCGCCAGCGGCACAGCGCCGGCCATCGGCAATGGAACGTTAATTGGCCGCGTTACGCGATCGGGCAAGCGCTTGTTTGTTTCTTTCGAGATTGCATTCGGTACAACCACCACATTCGGAAGCGGCACTTATACCTTCAAGCTTTCGCCTGAGTATGACGTCTACACAGTCAAAGCCGTCTCAGTTGGATCTGTGCAGTCACTGAAGGCCGGGATTGCGTTCCATACTGGATCTGTGACGGTAGCAAAGAGCGGCCTGCCAGCATTTGTACTGTATAGCGAGGGTGGCACTAACTCGTGGGGCGCAACGTCGCCAGTCACATGGGCGAGCGGTGACAGCATCAAATTCTCTGTTGAACTTGAGATTGGCTAACGATGACGACACTACTTTCCCCAGTCGTTGAGCCAGTCGATTACCAGTGGCTCATTACCCGAGTTGGTAGGTGGCTGCATCGAACTGACCTCGACGACACCATCGCGGACTTAATCACGCTCGCAGAAATGCGCCTGAATGGCGACCTTGACGCGCGCTTGATGGATACGACGGCGGCGCTTGTTACGACGCAGGATTAAAACTATGTCGATGCGCCCACGGACATCATCAATATTCGCACGCTGACGATTACGGACGTTCCTGGCTACACGCTGGAATACCTGTCGCCGGAACAGTTCTCGCACCTGTATTCGGACGTGCCAAGCGCGCGCCCGCAGGCCTACACCATCGTCGGCTCGCAGATCCTGCTTGGCCCGACCCCAGACAGCGCATACACGATGTCGCTGATGTACAAGGCTCGGCTGCCCGCGCTCCAGGTTGCCGGTACTAACTGGCTGCTGACTGGCTATCCGAACGCATACCTTTTTGCATGCCTGTGCGAGTCGGCCAAGTTCATTGCGGACGATGGGCGCTTGCCTGTTTGGGAGCAGTCGTATCAGCAAGCTGTGAATGCAATCAATTCCACCGACTGGGCATCGGGCGGCACCATGCGTGTTCGCTCTGATGTCGCACTTCGATAGGAGGGCCAATGGGCCTCGAAACCGCGACCTATATTAATGGCCTTGTTGCCACGAACCCGACTGCAAGCGATCAGAAAGCACAGGGCGATGATCATATCCGCCTGTTGAAGTCGACGATTCAGGCAAGCTTCCCGCAAGTTACCGGAGCGGTTACCGCATCGCACACGGAGTTGAGTCTGATGGACGGCTTGACCGTTCAGCCTGCGGCAAAGGACGGCTCCAACCTTACCACGCCGGATCTCGGCGACAACTCGACGAAGATCGCGACGACGGCATTTGTTGCGGCCGCTGCGTTCTCTGCATCACTACCTGGGCAGACTGGGCAGAGTGGGAACTTCCTGACGACCAATGGAACGACCGCAAGCTGGAAGCAGGTCTATCCGAGCGTCACAGGCAACAACGGCAAGTTCCTGACGACTGACGGCATCACCACGAGTTGGGCAAGCCCGTTGCCGTCGCAAACTGGAAATGCGAATAAAGCCCTGCTGACGGACGGCAGCAATGCGTTTTGGGGGCAGGCGGGCTTTACAAATCTTGTCGTCATCACGAGCACGCAGACGTGGACGGCGCCGGCTTGGGTAACGAAGATCGAGCTAACGCTAGTCAATGGCGGTCAGGGCGGCAACAACGGTGCAGGTACTCCTGGTCGCGGCGGTGACGCGGGCATGTCGATCGTCACCGTAACCCCAGGTACGGCATATACCGCTACGGTTGGTATTGGCGGGACTAATCCGTCTGGTTCTGGAGGTGCTAGCTCGTTCGCGGGGTCGGGCTTGACTACGGCCACTACCGCCAACTCTACGTTTAAGGTGCCTGGTGGCACGTACATGAATAACACCGATGGTGGTGGCTCTCTAACTGCCCCGCCGGGGTCGACTGGCTATGGTGCTGGTGGTGCATTTAATGGTGGCGGCCAAGCCGGTGTTGTCATCATCAGGTATTGAGCATGGCGACCGTTAGCGTAAAAACCTGTGGCATGGCTGGTGTCATCAAGGATCTGAGCGCGCATGAACTGCCGATTCAGGCATGGACCGACGCCAGCAACATGAGGTTCCTTGATGGCTCGTGCACGCAGTTCCTCGGCCATGGTGAAGTGTACGGCACGCCAGCCGTGACGCCGTACCACGTCGTGCCGGTCACGGTGAACTCTGCTCGCTACTGGCTGTATGCCGGCGCGAACAAGATCTATGCCGTGACGTCGGCGACTGGCACTGCTGTGCACACGAATTTGACACGGCAAACTAGCGGTTCCGACGTCAATTATTCTGGCCAGCCCAACCAATGGACATCGACTGTTCTGTCCGGCATCCCGATCCTCAATCCCGGGAATACCGTTGACCCGCCACAGCGATGGAACCTCGACGTTGCGCAGCGATGCGTCGCGCTCGATAACTGGCCGGCAAACACGTATTGCAAGGCGCTGCGGGCCTATAAGAACTTCCTGATTGCGTTGAACGTCACGAAAAGCGGGACGAATTACCGCTACATGGTGAAGTGGTCCAGTGCCGCCGATCCAGGCGGTGTTCCGGCAACGTGGGACCCTTCGGATGCAACTCAAGACGCGGGTGAATATGACCTTGCGGAAGGCAGCGACGAGATTATCGACGGCCTGCAATTGCGTGATTCATTTATGGTCTATAAGGAGCAAAGTGTATGGCGCATGGACTTTATCGGCACGCCGTATATTTTCTCGTTCCAAAAGGTCTTAGGCGTTTCTGGCGCGATGAACCGCAATTGCATCGTGGAGGTAGACGGATATCACTTCGTTTTAACGGGTTCGGACGTGATCGTGCACGACGGCCAAAGTGCAAATTCGATTCTCGATAAAGTCGCTCGCCGCGCTCTTTTTAAGGATATGGATGTTGCGTACAACGATCGGTCGTTTGTATTCAAAAATCCGTTTCTTAACGAGGTCTTTGTTTGCTATACTTCAATCGGGGCAACTGTTCCGAATAAAGCGCTTGTCTGGAATTACAAAGACAAGACCGTAAGCTACCGGACAATCCCGAATCTGCATCATGCGAATTACGGCACCGTCGACAATACACTGTCCGGTGCATGGTCGGCTGACGCTGACCAGTGGAATACAGATCTGACGGCCTGGAATGGTCCAGATTTCACTCCGAATACTGCGCGCGTGATGATGGCGTCAAATGATGCCAAGCTTTATATGCTCGATGCGTCGGCCAGTTTTGCGGGTGTTGCCCCAAGCTGGTATCTCGAACGCCGAGGACTTTCTTTTGATAATGACGACAGGTTTAAAACCATCGTCGGTGTGCGTGCGCGAATCACTGGCAATAACGGTGAAACGGTTAAGGTTCAGATTGGCGGTCATAATACCGACCCATTTGCCGATCCTGAATACCCTATAACGCTGACGCACACAATTGGGCAGTCTGTGCGATGTGATGGGATCGTGACCTATCGCTATCCGGCAATCCGTTTCTCTAATGGGACCGCCGCACAATGCCGCATTGATAGCTACGACGTTGAATTGTCGGACGCTGCCGGGAGCCGTTGGTGAACTATACCCCCGCTCCCGTACCTCAACAGTACGACCCGCGTTTCATGCGCGAGGAATTGGCCCGAATTGCGGCCTCAGTCTCTGCACTCGCAGCAGGGCATTTGGACAAGGTATATACGATGCCATCCAAGCCCCGTGATGGCGACATTCGCTACCTAGCATCAATCATCGCTCCAGGTGGCGTCGCAGGCATCTATTACTTCAATGGCGCCACGTGGCAGCCACTCGGATAAGGAGCCACCATGGGCTTACTCAGTAGTATTGCGCAGATTGCCGCACCAATCGCAGGCACTATCTTTGGCGGTCCAGCAGGCGGCGCTATTGGTGGTGCGCTCGGTGGCCTTTTGGGTAGCCGCGATACCCCTAGCAGCACGCAGACGAGCCAGAACGGCACGCAGAACGGCGTGACGAGCACGACGCTCAATCCGGCTGTCGCGCAGACGCTGTGACTGAACGGTGGGGGCATCCTCGGTGGCCTCAATAGCTCGATGGGCGCCAAGAACCTGCTGCCCGATGTCGGCCGCGACTTCCTCAACACTAGAGCGGAAGCGATCCTCGATAACGGCTACGGGCAGACGAACGGTCTGATGAAAGACCCGTACCAGTTCCCGACAATCCAGGCGGCGCAGATCGGCGCCCCGAGTCAAGACAAGATCGACCTCACGCCGACGTTCCAAAGCCTGCTTAGCGGTGGCAACAATCAGGCGCTCCGTGACTCTCTGAGCTACGGCACGCAGTTGACCGGCGCGCAGTTCCAGAAGAATCAGACGGACCTGACGAACAACCTGATGCGTAACGTGCTGCCATCGCTGCGCAGCGGTGCGATCGCTGCTGGCCAGTATGGCGGCTCGCGTCAGGGTATCGCCGAAGGTAACGCGCTGTCGGATTACACGAACCAGCTCAACAACTCCAATACACAGATGGGTTTGGCGAACAGTGCGAACACGTCGGGTCAACTGGCCAACTCGTACGAGCAAGGCCAAAACCGTGCACTCTCGGCAGCACAAAGCCTGAGCGCACAACAGTACGCCCGGGCGGCGGCTGATGCGGCGGCGCGTCAGGCAGCGGACAACACGAACGTCAATTCGCTGCTGACCACGAACCAACTGAACAGCAACAACAAGATTGCCGGCATCGGCCTGCAACAAGGCTTGCTGGGCGCCGCGCAGAACTACGCGAATGGTGACCTGTCGCGCCTCGGTCAGACTGCCGGCATCCTCGCACCGTTTACGAATGCGGGTGCCACGACCAACACGACGAACCAGACGACGGGCAATGTGTCGCAGCCGCTGTATCAGAGCACGGCCGGCAACGCATTGGGCGGCGCTCTAGCCGGAGGGCTTCTGTCCAATGTGATGGGTGGCGGCAATAGTTCGCAATTCGGCGGTGAGAAGCTTGGATCGTATTTCGATCTCATGAAGCCCGGCGCGTTCTCCTTCGGCTCTTAAGGAAAAGACATGGCAGGATTACTTGATCTCCTCGGTGGCGACGATCCACAGCAGCAGGGGCTGCTTGGCTTGACCGCTGGCATCCTCGGGGCATCTGGCCCAAGCCGCATGCCAGTATCACTCGGCCAAGTGCTGGGCGCTGGACTCGGTGGCTTTCAGCAGTCGCGCAAGGACGCACTTGACCGCCAGCGTGAGCAAGCTCAAATGGCGATGCTACAACAGCAAGTTGCACAAGCAACTCGCAAGAACACGCTCATTAATAACTTTTTGGCTGGGAGCCTCGGCAGGCCACCTTCCGGAAATGGTTCCGCGCCAGATGGTGCGCAAATGCCAAGTTCTTCTTCTGCCTCAACAGAAGGAGCCGCAGCAAGTATGACTGCTGGTGGTCCTGGCTTTGGCGGGGTGCCTTCTGCTGCCATCGCCGCAGATCTCGCATTCAACAATGGCTCGAAGATCGGCGAGTGGGTGAATGACCGCAGCAAGCCGACTGACTTTACGAAGTTGCTAATGCAGGCAGGCATTGATCCGAACTCAACGCTCGGTCGTCAGGTCATACAACAGCAGATTGCTAAGCAAAACAACATCCCGCTTATCTCTGGGCGCGCCGGCGCCCCAATGTACAACCCAGATGGCTCAATTGCAGCAATGGCACCGATCATTCCTAAGAATTCGGTCCCGACAATTGAGAACGGCCGTGTTACTGGGGTTACGCCTCTGAGTGGCGCCGCTGGTGTAGAGCAAATCAATGCGTATGCTGACCAAGCCGGTAAGAACCAAGCTGAGCCGATCACTGGGTATGACTCATCGGGCAACCCAGTGTTCACGAATAAGCTTGCTGCAGCGACTGGCGGGGCAACATGGACCGGCGGAACGCTATCTGCGGGCTCTCTGAAACTGCTCCAAAAGAGCGCTGCTGGCGGCAACAAGGACGCTCAGGCCGCACTTGCGGCTTACCAGCAAGCGCAGGCTCAGAAAGTCGCCCCGGGTCTTGCGCCGGGTGTTGAGAAGTCGATTTCAGGTAATGTCGACACGATGAATCAGGACTTCGGCGATCTGTACGCGGCGAACAAGAACGCACCGGTGACGCTGGCAATCCTCGACAACATCAAGAAGCTGGCCCCGAAAGCGATCACTGGCACAAGCGCTGACAAGCTGGCCTATATGAATGGCCTGCTGACTATTGGTGGTTTGCAGCCCGCAAAGGATCTTGCTTCGGCAACCGATCTGCTGAACAAGAACGCCAATATGCTGGCGATCAACATGCGCCTTGGCGCAAATGGTGGCGGCTCCGATGCGTTGCAAGCGCTGGCTCAAGCGGCAAACCCGAACAGCCATATGCAGCCGGACGCGATCATCAAGGCTGCCGATGAAGTAATTGGGCAGATCAAGATGCGTCAGGGTATGTATCAACAGCTTCTGCCCTATAAGATGAATAACGACGTCCAGGGGTATTACGGCGCGCAGCAGCAGATCTCAAGCAATGCTGACCCGCGTACATTCCAGCCCGACGCCAGCGCACAGCCAGCAGCGCAGCCAGCGCCTCAGGTAGGGCAAAAAAAGTCCGCACTTCCTGGTCAAGTGGTTCGCGGCTATCGCTTTAAAGGCGGCGATCCTTCCAAGCAAGAGAACTGGGAGAAGGTTCAATGAGCGGCCCGTGGGAAGATTACGCCCCTCAATCCAAAGTAGACGCGGGGCCGTGGAATGACTACGCTCCAAGTCCGCAAGCAACGGGAGTTGGCAACAAGCCTTGGAAGGCCCCTGGTGGGCTATTGATGGGCCTTGGCGATGCTCTCAAGGGAGGCTTGGAGACTGGCTTGCATGGAGCCGCTTGGATCGCTGACAAGGTCGCGCCTAATGCGCAGATTACGAAAGATATCCATGAGGGCATTACGCAGCTCGGGCAAACGATGAATGCCCAAGAGGCGGCATACCAAGCCAATGCGCACAGCAGGGTAGAACCGGATTTGATGGCAAGCGAACCTTGGGAAACATCGCTGGTACAGCGCCTCTTATGTTTGCCGCGCCTGAAATTGGTGGAGCAGGTTATGGTGGGACTGCATTACGCGGAGCAATTTCAGGCGTAATGAATGCGCTTGTCACTCCGACCGCTAATCCAGAAGGAAACTTTGCCTCTCAGAAGCTAAACCAAATCGGCGTAGGAGCCCTGAGTGGCGGTATTGCCGCGCCTGCTACCAAAGCGGTATCTGCGATGATAGCGCCTAAGGTCGGCGCCGCTCAACAGCGTCTGATTGATGCTGGAGTTCCTTTGACTCCAGGCCAAATTCTTGGCGGCGGGTTTGCCCGTACTGAAGATAAGCTAACCAGTGTTCCGTTCCTTGGCGACATGATCAAGAACGCGCAACAGCGTTCTGTTCAGGGATTTAATAGGGCTGCGTATAACGAGGCCCTGGCGCCAATCGGGGCGACGCTACCGAAGGGCACAACGGCAGGATCTGATGCTGTGGGCGCGGTCAGGCAAGCGATTGGTGATGTCTACGACTCGATCCAACCGCGCGCCCAGTTTGTCCCAGATCAGAACTTCGTCAGTGATCTGCAACTTATCCGGCAAAACCTTGAGCAGAACGCGCCGGCAGCTATCAACCAATTCGACAACATCGTCAAAAATCAGGTTGCAAATAAGGCCGCGGCAAATGGCGGCGTCCTCTCTGGTAAGCAATGGGGGCAAACTCGCTCCGAAATCAGCAGCATTGCGCGCAACCAGGTACTTGGCAATGCTACTCCAGATAACCGGACCTTAGCAGCTGCGCTGAACGATCTCAACGAGGCGATCAACTCAGGTGTTGGCCGCAGCAGTCCGCCAGACGTTCTGCCGACACTTGAAAAGGCTAATGCTGCATGGGCTCGCTACAAGCAACTTGAAGCTGCAGCTGGCATGGCTGGAGCGTCTAACAACGGGAATGTCTTCACTGCTGCGCAGTTCTCGAATGCGGCTCGTAAGGGCGCGACTGCTGCACAGCGTGCACAGAACTCGGGGCTAAATGGTCAATTTGCGGCGGACGCACAGAGCGTATTGGGCGCGAAGTACCCTGACTCGGGCACCCCTGGCCGCGCATTGCTTGCACTTGCTGGTCCTGCTGCCCTTGGCCAAATGGCTGCGCCGCAAGCAATGATCCCAGCAGCGGCTGGCATAGGTCTAGCAGCGCTGCCCTATACAAGTGTCGGCCAGCGAGCGACCCAATCGATACTCACGAGTCGTCCAGCCGTCGCGGAGCCAATTGCTGACTTCTTAGCGCGATATGGCGCCCCGGTCTCTCCGTTTATCTTTCCAGCGCTGATGAACTCGGATCGCTAGGGACTTAAGTATCGGGAATGCCCCCCAAAAGGCGGAGACGATGAGTAGTCGAAGTGTGTTGTCGCTCATCGTCGAAGTGTAGCACTGATTTATTTACAAACGATGGGTTTCCTATGAAACCAAACAATTCCACCGAGAGGCCACCGATGGTAGACCACCTAAAACACGTGGGCGATGCCGCAGCCGTGACCGCAGCAGGCGCCTCATTCCTCGGCCTTCTTCAGCCCATCCTTGCGGTGGTCGCCTCGATGATGTCGATTGCATGGCTTGCTGTTCAGTTCTACGACCGGCAGCGTAAGAAGAAGGACGACAAATGAACTTTGACCACGTGACCAGCCAGTTGCAGGCTGACGAGGCATTGCGCCTGAAACCCTACGATGACGCTACCGGCAAGGAGCTGCGGCCCGGTGATCGGCTGATTGGCAAGCTGACCATCGGCATTGGGCGGAACCTTACCGATAACGGTATCTCGGGCGTGGAAGCGCTCATGCTGTGCAACAACGATGTCCGCACCGTGATTCGCGAGCTCGACAAGGTGCTGCCGTGGTGGTCGAAGATGACCGACAACCGACAAGACGCCCTTGTGAACTGCGCCTTCAATCTAGG